GAGAGGATTGTCAAGGGGTCACTTGCTTGAACTGCCGTCTCAAGTGTTTTTAGGAATCTAGTCCTTGATTTGTCAAGGACTGATTTCATTGTCTTTTCAGCTTTGATCTGAGTTTTTAACTCATTGATCTTTGCTTTGGTTATTCGTGCGACATCACCCGACTGATTCTTGAGTTGATTCTCAAGATCTTTGATTGCTAATTCGTCAGCGTCTTGCTCGGCAAGAAGTGTCACGTCGTGATTGTCGCACATGTCAACCCTTACACTAAGCAGTCAGTGAGGATGTATCCAAGAGTTGAATCGATCGCTTTGAACTGTTGAACTTCTTCAGCGTATACATAGCGACGAGTTGCATCAAGGCTATCGTATTGACCCGCTTGCATTCCACCGAACTCAAAGTTAAGAGCTGCAACTGGCATGCCTTTGACGTTACCACTCTTTTGAACGATTGCATCAGAACCTTTCATGATTCCGCAGAAGATTGTCTCAGTATTCCAAATTTGAGCTTCCGAAGAAGTCGCACCAGGTACAGCAGTTTCGCGACGAGCTTCACCAACGTAGATGTTGGGAATGCCGAGAATGTTGCGTAATACTTCTTTAGTTGCTTCCTCTGTCAAGATACGATTGCCACTTGCGAAAGCACCTGCACCACTTACGTCACCAGCATATCCACGAACCTCAGGATTGCGAGCTAATGAACGGAATACACCACGACCAAAGATCAGAGTGTCGGGGTTGATACCATGAGCAGCATTGAAAACAAGATCTTTTAATTTATCAAGACCTGTCAATGCGTCGGTTCCTGCTGCATCAACTTTGCCACCCATAACATTTGTACATGTATCATTTGAGAATGAAGCAGTATCAAAGATTAAGTCAGCAGCACGTTGCTCTTTTGCAAGCATCATCGCACGACGAACTTTGCGAACGATGCGAGCTTCTTCACCACCAGGATATTGACTGTCGATGATGTCTTCCATTGCGATGGAATCTTGAGCACTATAAATCAACGCTTTGAAAGTCAAGTTTGTACGATCAAAAGAACCAATATTCGCACGACCTGCACCAGGAGCACGTTCAAGGTCAAGACCAACACCAGCACCCATGAAGTTACGACTATTCTCAAGGAGGAATGTTCCGCTTCTTTCAGGGATTTTCACGTTTTCAAAGATTTGATTTGCGATGAGTTGACTGTCTGAGGGTACAACCTCAGACACAAGGGACGTTAGTATCTCGTCGACTGGATGAATTACACTATATGAACTTGCCATGATTTACTCCTTAAGCGTGAATAACTGTCGGACCAACGAACAAGACAAGAATCTGATCTCCGTCGGCTGCACCTGTTTGATTGATATTTGGAATCATACGAGCAACGGGATATTTTGCTGCTCCTGTTGCTGTCACTTTGCCTGCTGTTGTTGCTGACAAACGTGGTTCTGTCTCAGGAGAAAGAGCACCACCCGCAATGACACGAGTTAAACCAAAAGTGACAACGTCAACAGCGTCACCCGCTGAGGCTGCACGTTGAGCAACACCAACACAAGCAACGTCACTGCCTGCTGTTGTCACTGCAACTTTTCCATTTGCATCGATGCTTACAAGAGCGAATTCAGTGATTGCACTTGCAGCGATAAAACTTTGAATAATTTGTGTGTCAGCCATGGTTATCCTCCAAATGCTTGACGGTAGAAGTCAGGGTTTGATTCTCTGAATAAACTGAGTGCCTCACTGTAGTTGATTGATTTCTCCTCAGCTAAAGCACGAACTTTTTGATCAAGTGATTTCTTGCTGATCTCTTGACCGCTTGCACCATGTCCAACTTCTTGGAGAGGTACACTTGAATTTGACTGACGCTCTGAGAACATTTGCCAAAACTCAGGTTGTAGATCTTTAATGTTCCAAGCTTTTGAAGCAACATCTTGTTCAGCTGGTGAGATCTTGCCCTCACGAAGTAAAGCACTCACAGCCTCATCACATTTGATTTTGTTGTTCTCTGCTTCAAGCTTTTTGACAGACTCACGAAGTGCGACAACTTCATTCAACAAAGAGACGTCTTGAGTGAAAGTCTCAGAGAGCTTTTGTTTCTTCTCTTCTTCGTCTTCCATCATCTTCTCTTTGTCATCATGCTCAGCCATCTTCTCTTTGTCGTCATGCTCAGCCATCTTCTCTTTGTCATCATGCTCAGCCATCTTCTCATCTTCGCTCAATGATGAATCTTCGTCATCCATCATCTCTCTGATTTTGGCTTCAAGCTCTCTGACCATTGCGTCTTTTGCTTCTAAAGCAACTTTCAATTCATTGATTTCGTCTTGCATCATTGACTCCTCTGATAAGGTGATACGATCAATTTTGTTATGGGATTGTGCTGGTCTTGGTGTGAGAGTGATTGCAAGAAGTTGAGCATCGCCAACCTTGTCACCACCATCACGAGAGTAAATCTCTCCATGAATATACTCGGGAGACGACCACAGGACTCCACCAGCATTCTTGACAACCTCAAGACCTCGCTCATTATAAGCGGGTATCGCATAGAGACCGTCGTTTCTCATTTCAAGATCGATTATCATTCCAAGTGCAGACCCCGACTCGGGAGGAGCTGGGGTTCCGCCTTGAAAAGGTGACGTTGCATGTTGCCAGTCAATAATGACAGGATCATGTTCACGTCGTTCTTTGAATACTCTGACAAGCTCAGCTAGCAAGTCTTGATCGATCTCTTTGCCGATTGCATCACCGCTCATTCTCGATGATACTTGACCAAGTGACAACGTCTTGAACGGCTTGCCAATGGTGAGTCCGTCAGGTACTTCATAAGAATTTGATTCAGAGAGTTGGATTGCTTCTCCATATGCTCTCAATGTTGTTTTGTTATCTGCTGCATTCATTTGTTTGACAACCTTTCGAGCAAAAGCAAAGCCAGCGTCACCACCCCAACCATCCCAAGCTTGACGACCTTTTCCATACTCGTCCCACGTTGAGCCTTGTTTGTCGACTTCGTGGCGTGTGAAGTATGCAAGCATTCGTCTCACTGTCTCGGGAGATAGTTCACGACCATTCGCAAGATCACGAGCACGAGCCAAACCAACGGGAGTCATCCCTCTTTGACTTGGTGGCTTCTCTGCTCTTTTCTTGAGTGCTCTTGCGGCTGCTGTTTGTGCACCTTGAGGAGGTTTGAATGATATGTGAGAATACTTTTGAGGGATTGACAATGCTATTGCTTCACTCTTTGCCTCACTCTTTTGTGGATGACCTTTGGGAAGCAAGTCAAGATCTGTATTGTATGCTTTCTTTCTCTCACCTGTACCCACAAGTTTGAGAAAAGCTTTGACCCTTGCGAGTGCCCATTGTTCACGACTGCTCACATTGGGACGGTGAGAGACAGAGAACGCCCCCGCTCCTCGTCGATACACTGCTTTCAACATACCAAGATCCACCCGCTTGGATGGAGACTTGTATTTGTCATTGTGCTTATTGCGAAGATTGACAAGAGCTTTCTCGGTTGCATCACTGATCTTGATGTCACCACGAGAACCACTTGCAGACCCCTCGGGATTCTTCTTTGATCCCGTGATCTGATCTTTTGGGGGTGCTGGTGTTTGTGCCTGTGTTCTTTTTTTAGCCATTGCGTCGTCTCGCTTTGATCAGTTGCTCAGCAAGCAAGGCACTTCCACCGCTTGCAGAACTTGAGGCAGCTCTTTCAATGGATGATCTTTGTGCATCTTCAGGGAGATCTCCTGCACCAAGTCTCTCACGAATCGCTCTTTCAAGTTCATCGTCGGGAGTCAATAGTCCAAATTGGACAAGTGGTCCAAGCATGCCGAGACTGTTTGCAAGATCATCAGTGTCAAGACCTGCATGAGTCAATCGTGGAAGCTTGGAAGCCTCAACGGCTCCATAGTTGAATCTGATCAATCTGCCAATAGTCCCGCCACCTCGTCGACCTGGTCCACTGACTTGAGCTGCCACAACATCACAAAGATTGATGGCAGCACGACGGAAAACAGAGAGATGAACCTCACCGACGGCTCTTGATCCTGTGTCACTGATTCCGAGGTTTGCGAATTGAGCAAGGAACGCTTGACTGATTTGATTGTCACATTCCTTGATAATATCGAGAGGACCTTGAGCGTAAAGATTTGGGGCTGCTGCGTATGAATCGAACTTCACAGCACCATTCTCAACGAGGTAAGATTGCTCAGCAGAGAGGAACGCTTGAGCTTGTGCCTCAGCATCGTTGATCATTGCGTCAATGTCACCGTCAGTCAAGCCAAGTGCTTCAGCTTGTGAACGGTCAACGATTACCTTTGGAGTTGGAACAGCCCAACGATCCAACCCGACGCACATGAGATTTGATACTCGTTGCTTGGTTCTCCACCACCACCAAACAGGACGAAGCATCCCAACTCCCTCGAAGTTGGAGCCTGTCCTGTTGAGTGTAAGGAGGAGGAGTTTGTTTGATGGAATAGGTTTGGGAGTCTTGCCAACACCCACGACGGTTTGAAGTACACCATCAAGATGTTGACCATCACGACTCAACCACTCATTATGTGCAGAAGGCTCTCGGTCTGCATAATAATCGAGGAAGACTTTTGTTCGTCCCTCAGCATCGAGTCCGACCTTGTAGATCTCCTCAGCGTATCGATACCCAATAGTGACGTATTCAAAAAGATAGCCGAGTTGTTCCTCCCATGATACTGACATTTGACCCGCATATCCATCGAAGCCGAATGCTTCGTTTGCGAATCGTGCGAGTTCCTCAGATTGTGGATCATTCTCAACACTTGCCTCAAATCGCCAGGTTGCTGAGAGCAATGTTTGTCTGAGCATATGCCAAGAGCGACGCACAACAGGATCAGTCCTCAACATCTCCTCAGCTGCTCGAACCCATGACAAGCCTGTGAGGCTTGAGTTCTGCTCATACCCTGAGATAGTACCACCCGACAGTTGAGTGCCTGTGATACCCAATGTTTTGAAACGTGGATATTTCGCTCTTAAATGTCTTGGTGCTTCATCATCTCTATGCATAACGACCTCGGTGATCAATATCACTTTGGTCATATTATCATTTTGATATGGCTATTTGTCAAATATTATCTTTTTGATAATCCTCATTGAGAAGTGTTTGAACAATATCAAGAAAGAGTTTGACTGATTCCTCAAACTCATGAGGGGGGAATCCTTGTGATGGTTCAATGATCATTCTGTAAACGAGATCAATGATGACTTGCTTCTTTGCTGGTGTCATGACTTAATCCTCAAACTCATCAAGTTGCTTTTGAATCTTTTCCATATACATAAAGTATTCTGCTGCTTCTTTGTCATGACGACATCTATCAAGAATATATTCAGGGTGTTGGAATCTCATCCAATGAATATTCTTTATTTTGCTCTTGCCTTTTCTTTTTAAAGCTTCTTCTATGATTTCTTGTTCTGTATAAGCTTTATAAATTCCTTTAATTCTCTTTAAGGCCCACCAATTTAATTTATAAGAATCAATGTCATTTTTTGCAATGTTATAAAATTTCTCACTTGCTCTTAAAATATATCCCTCCTCAAAAGATTTAATCTTTTTCTTAGGTCTAAATTGATCATATGTAGCATTAGGACAAACCCACCCACGTTGTTGAGCATAAGTTAAAGCTTCTTTTCTTGTTTCACCATATCCATAAATGGCATTAGATCCAATAAATACATACATAATAATACTCCTTAAGTATTGAATAATAAAAGTTCAGTCTAAAATAAGAGATTTAGAACTCGACTTTCTTTGATGAACCAACTCTCACCTTTCGATTTGGTTGACTCTTTGGTTGATAGTTGCGTGCTGACTCTGTCCAATGATGGAAGATGCAATCATATCTCAAAGCATCAAGAGGGTCCTCACGTCCGTCTTTCTTGGGTTGCTCTTTATTGTCCCAAGCATATGAGAGCAGAGCCTTGCGAATTGAGTTGCCGCTTGCTCGTTCTCCTTTCTCCCATACCTCACGAGTGATCAAGTATTTACCTGAGTTGAAAGCTCGTTTCAATCTCTGCACTCCATTGAGGATGTCTGTCCTCACGGGGTCAGTTGTCGATCTCATTGGCAATCCAATTCCTCCCTCGTCGGGATGCTTGCGAATCAAGCGAAAAGCTGAGAGTCCTGTGTGATCTGATCTTGCTTTCCCTGCTTTATCTGCCACACCTGTGTCAAGCCATACTCTTGATGATGGTGCCATCGACTTCAAAGCTCGGGGCCAAGCAAAGGCAAGGATCATTTGACTGAGCTGCTCGATGGTGACTTCCTTGGGGTTGAATTCATGGATGATGATTGAGGCTTCTCTCACCTCGTCATATACGATCACCAAGACCGACGGCTTTCTGAATCCCCAGTCAATCGCAATCCGTCCCGTCATGGATGGATCATACTTGAAGTCATCAATGACATGTTTCTCGGGGTCAAACTCAGAATACACTAAGCCGCTTGGAGGCTTTGGCTTGTTCATGACCATTGCTTCACGTTCATCAGGAGGGAGAAGCTTTGTCGCCTCAAACCATTCCTCACTCAAGTTGTCTTGATTGACATATGAGGAGAAGAACAACGGTTGACAATTCGCCTGCTCTGCTAACTTACACCACCAAGCATCAATGACAGGCAGCCCGACAAGTATCATGATTGGACTTGGTCCACTCCTCAAACGACCGAGAGCCTTGTGAGCAACCTCACTCGTGAGAGTCTGACATTCATCGATCATACAGACACCACTTGTCACATTGAGACCTTCAAGAGGATTGTGAGTTGCTTCTCTTGTACCTGGTCGATAATACGAACGACACCAAACAGTTGATCCGTTCTCAGTATCTGTCCAAAGTTTATTTGTGTGATTGTATGTCCATCCAAGAGGAGCAAGCCACTTCTCGATCTCGGGCATAAGTACAGAGTTATACCTTGGGGTTGTATCAGTCACCATCAATGAGGAGGTACCAGGTCTCATCTTCGACACGAGCAACATTGAGAAGACAAGAGCTGAGGTCTTGCCACTTCCCCAACCGCAACGAGCTGCGATGACTTTTTCTTCTCGTCCTATTGCTTTGATGATTTGGGTTTGTAGCTCATTGGGGTTGATGTCAATCATTTCTTTGGTTTCAATCCTTTTGTAGATAAAGCTTGTTGAACTTTGGTGTAAAGATTGTATCCAAGCAATGATCCCATGAGTTCATCCTTGGTCACTTGGCTCTCGACTTTTAATTGAGGATAACGCTTGACGAATGCCATCTTATGAGCATGAGCAACCTTGATGTCAAGTGTGACAACTTGTTGAATCTCATCCATGATAGTCTTGCGTCGCTTGTCACCTC